CTCGGTGTTGCTAATGCCATCAACTTCAAATTCAGCTCCTAGTCCACTGCCGCCTGTTATGCTAATAATTGCGTTGTTAGTGAATCCGCTTCCGCCATTTAGTATAAGAGGTAGAATACTAGAACCATCGACAGTTGTTATAACGCCGTTAGCTGCTGCCCCAGAATCACTCGTAAACGATACGCTGTCACCTACTCTGTGTGATCCTCCTCCAAAGACTATATTGACCCGTTGAAGAGGACCTATGGACGACAAAATAACACCGCTCAGCAGCCCATCTTCCGAAGCAACTATCTCAGTGTCTTGAAATGTACCGACTACATTAATCAAGAAGACTTCGAAAACATCTACACCTTGCTCTATTGTAGCAGTCACTCTGTCTACTTTAGCTCTCGCTCCTGATGTTGCGCCTGCAATATTCTTACCACCAATGTCATACATATTACCAATAAAAGGTGCTGACAATCTTAAAGATGTTTCCTGCACCCACCGGCCATCAGAAACTCTGAGTATATCTTGACCTGGGTAATAAAAATTTATTTCATCATCGTACAGAATTCTGAAAAGAAGTTTGTAGGCTTGCTCAGAACCCTTAGAGCGGTATAAATCTTTTATTCGTGATATTAAAAGAGCTTTGTCTGCGAGGATGTTTTCGGGAAAATCTGCCATCACCTCACGCTGAAAATACTTGACAAACTTATCTGTTGTGTTATCAACATCAGCGTAGTTGAGTAGATTCTTGGAACGGTCGTATATTTGGTTAGATGTTTCTAACCACTCATAGTAGGCACGGGCAAACGCCTGGAATTTTGGACCCTCTGAATCTAAGAACTCAGGTAGCAGTTCGTTTACAAGTATTGAGGGCTTATTATTTGTCGCCATTAGAATACCGTTGAGATGACACCAGAGCCTACGACAGTAGCGCTACTGCCTTGCGTACTTACATTGGACGTTGAAGACGTAACTCTTTTAAGATTTGTATCAAAGAGATTAATTTTAGCTTCTGTTATCGCAAGAATTTGATTCCTTGCACTCTCGACTGTATCGTTACTTGGAACTGCATATATCTGTAAGGATGATCCCGAATAGCCTGTTATCAGCAAATTGGTAAGCGTTACCAAACCAGTTGCGTGGTTTACTGTTCCCGCTATTCTATTTACATACACTCGGACACTTGATTCATCAAGGTAGTATATGCGTACAGTGCCAAACCCATCATCATCAAAGTAAGATGTTGGTCTTGATTCGTATGTGAAAGCTGTAGATGTAATTGTAAGGCCCCGGCCGGGGTGTGCCTGTGGTGGTATTCTCAATACTGCTGCGCCAGTAATGTTTAGCAAACTGGTATTGAATGGTATAGTGTATGTCGTGGCTGCTGTCGTTACCGGTATAAAGTTCTTCATCATTTTGAGATTAATTTCTATACCAGATATTGCGTCATTTGCCGTGTATATTCGCTTAATTAATTCTGAAGAAACATAGTCCTTGTTGAATGCAACTAGATCCGAAAGCTCATATTGAACAAGGGTGCCTGCTATAGCGGAAACGATTGCACCTGCACTCGCCGACGTTATATTAGGATTATACTTTACATCTATTGTAGGTATAACAAACTTGTATGTCGGATCCACTATCTCTGGATCTATAGATAAAACATTCTTATCCGACAAAAAGGACACTATGTCATTCTTTCTTGTTTGAGAAAGGAAGAATCCTGACGTAGGTTTTACGGATATAAAAACTTTACCGTATGTCGGAGGATCGTTATCCTGTCCACCCCACGCTGATACGGCACCTATGTCACCAAAATTGTTTCTAATTAATGATTGATAGTCACCAATTGTAACAGCTCTATTTTGAGCTTGATAGTTACGCGGAGCATTGAACTTTATCGATGCTATGCTTTCTTGCTCCGATCCACCAGAAGCAGCTTCAACCGTGGATAAGTTTATATTTGTATATCCGGCGATAGATGATGGAGCTGTAAATGTGTTGGCCCCCTGAGTAGCTGTCCCGTTGCATATTCTATAGTTAGCGATTACTATATTGCCATCGTTCAGTCCCGTACCAACTACGTTGTCACCAAACTTGATCTCATAACGTCCATCTGCATTCTCATCCACAAAGTACGCATTAGTATTAGCGGTAACAGTGGTCAAATCTGTAGCATTGATCCACGTAGTTACGCTTGTGTTGGAGACAGAATTTTGCACTCTCACTCTTAAGCTGCTTACATCTACATTTTCGTTAGGTATAACGTATCTCACAGGCGAGGCAAAGCTAACATCAAATCTATACGTAAACGGTTGACCTTCTACAATTCTTAAGTTAGTAGAGTATATGCCACTAGGATTTGCATTTACTACAGCGGCTTCGGAATTGACATAAACGTAGTTTACCCCATCAATAGTTGTAGAGAAACGAGAGTCTGCTGGAATAGTTATGATGTCTGGTGTGTCGCCTGGTGTTATAGTGACCTGTACGGTTGCAGTAGGACCTACTGCTGACTGCGGAGTATAACCCAACATCTTGGCTCTAGAAACAACGTTATCCCTGATTTGTGCCGAGTCAAGAAACATCTCGTTTCCGACCATGTTCAGATAAAACGAATTCTTGTACGTATTGTAAGCCAACAGATTCAGAAGAATCTGCATAGTAGAAGATTCGTAGTTGTAATCCCCTAGCTCTGTTTGATTAGATAAAAAAGATTTGAGATCGTTTTTTATACCATCAAAATCTATACTTGTGAGCTGCAATGCGTTATTCGCGGACATTTACCTGGTTCTCTCTATTTCTAAACCAACAGTTATTGGTTGAGCTTCGTTACTTACGTAGAAACTTATACCAATTTGAACTCTATTTGAATTTGGGGATGCAACAACGCGAACCTCGTTGATTCTTACTCTGGGTTCGAAATTCTTTATTGCTGACTTAATATCTTCTTCTATATTAACTTGCTCTATAGGATCGAAGTTTTCAAACAAGCGGCTTCGGATATCAGCTCCATATAAGGGATCGTAGGGTCTCTCAAACCTATTGGTTAAAATAAGGTTTTTAAGAGCCCCTATCACAGCTTCGGCATTCTTCTTAACTGTAACTTTGCCAGTAATAGGATGAGCAGTCATAGTGATACCAAGATCGCTAAACTGCACTTCCTTTCTTATTGGGTTTATTGATCCTGAGCTAGCCACTATGATTCCTCAAGGTATTGTATTATTTATCAGTGTTTTTTGCGTCCTGTATCTCTTTTCTACGAACTTTTGTAAGTTTTCCGATTTCAGCTAAAGCCTTGCGGGCTCGAGTGCCAGCCAGCTTATTGCCGCCTTCAAACTTTTCATTTTCAGCAACATAAGTGTCAAAAAGTGATTGCATCATTTCGTGTGTCATTGTCTAACTCCTTTCTATGGTATAGGTACAGTAGTAACCGAACCCGTTTCAGTGTGCTTGTGACTCATAATATTGACCGTTCCCGCAGCACTTGTTTTAAGTGTTGGTGTGTACATTGCCGATGTGGCTACAACAGTGTCCCCTGTTATTGTTTCAGTAGTACTGATAGTGCCTGCAGTATCAATTGATCCTGTTCCAAGATCGATAGCATGAGACGCAGCAGTTTGATTTATTTGACCTTCGACAAATATCCGGTGATCGCCTCCAATATTTTCTTCCTTATCACCATCAACATTAATCTTCCAATTGCCTTTAATATTGGTAGTGCAATCTGCGTCCACGGTTAAATATACATTGCCCTTTATATAAACGTGATCGTCCTTGGCAACTATTGTATAATTGTTGCCGGTAATCTTTGCTACGTTATCCCCCTGTGTTGTAATTTCCTGATACGTTCCGCTAGGATGGTAATCAGTTTTTCTCGACTCGCCAGTATCTGTTCTATTTACAAGCTGTGTTAATATGCCAGACTCAGAAGCTAGGGTTTGTACAAAAGGGTACAATGCATCCAGCGGTTCTTCTGGTTCGCTCCACTGCTGATCAGAGCTCGAGTCTTTAGTAATATTAGTTTCTCTTAATTCTCTGCGTAACTCAGATTGAGGAGATGGATAATTGTCCTCTACTCTTGCAGCTCTAGGAAGCTCAGATTCGCCATTGACTCCATTATCGTCAAACCTATAGCCAGGTATCTGACCTATTACAGTAGGTCGTTGACCTGCCTCTCCGTCGAGAAAGAATCCAAACACCCATGTGCCAATAGTTAATCCAGATGCTGAAGCTGACGGAGCGGTAACAGGCGGC